AACAAAGGAGATTTAACTACATTAATTCTATGACCATCAATGTGATCGTAGCTAGTGAAGTAACCGGTGATACCAAGGTTACGACCGCTACCAGTGATGAACGTAGGTTGAGTAGTCTGCAAGAACTGGTTACCACCATAGTAAGTCTTGAGGGCACGGTCGAATTCACGAGCACCACCAATACCAGTGTAAAGGGTAACTTGCTTGTCAGTAGCATCAGTCATACCATAGAACAAATCCCCGATAGTCTCTTCAAGCTTAGCTTGAGTCAACTGAGAGTAAGTGTCTTTGTTGATGATCTGCTCAAGCAAACCAGGACCAGAGATTACAGGTTGACCGTTCTCATCGAGCATGGTAGAAGTACCAGTTGCATCGTGAGTCTTCTGGCCATACCAGTAGTACATTTCACATTCTTCTTTGAACTTAAGCATGTGACGGTACTCTTCGTAATCCATCCACAACTTAGTCTTAGAACCTTCTTTCAAAGGCAATTCGAACTGAGCTACATAGTCTTTAGCATTTCCAGAGAAGTGGTATGACTTACGTACAGTACCAATCTTAGAACGAACAAGACCTGGAGCAGTCCAGTTAGATGCATTACCACGTGAGAAGTCAATACCCACGTTAGCATACAACATACCCCAAAGGGCACCTGGAGAGCAATCAGCTACAGATACAGATGCAACATCAGGAGAAACAATTTTCAAAGTGTATCTCCAACCTGAACCATCAGCAACTGGCTCAGTCATAATACGTGCAAGAGCACCAGACTGAGATACCAAAGTGTAAGGGAAGATAAACCACTTATCAGGGAAGGTAAGTGTGAAAACAGCACCTCCAACACCTACTGGGCCACCAGGAGCAGTTGAAGTTACAGGACGAACATTGATTTCGTGAGTTTTAACACGATACTCATACTCGAAACGGTCGATAGAACGAGTATTACCAACACCTTCAGTCAAGAAGGAGAGAGGGAATTTCTTTTCTTCACGGCCTGCCAAGTGAGTGATGATCGGAGATAACTCCGCTGGACGTTCCATAAGTGCATTTGCCAACGAGTTACTGTCGGTCATCTGCGAGTCGTTATAGTACGTCTTAAGTACTTGCATTAATGACATGATTCTATAATTTTAAAAGTTAAATGGTGTTCGATATTATTCAAACAGCTTTTTCATATCCAGTTGGTCTGGATCAAATTTCTTGGTTTTATTTCTTTCTACTTTTCCGTAGTTCTTAACTCTTTCTTCGTTACGTTGAATTTTATCTCTCAAATTCATTACACTTTGGGTTTTAGCCTTAGTAGTAATGATATCCTGGAGATTCATTCCTTTGTACATCAGATAGTCAATAGCCAGTTTAACATCGAGCTCTGAATTAGCATAATCCATGTCTCTACGTGTCTTGCCTGTTTTATCTACAGGTGCGGAAATATAATCAAAGAACTTAGCCTTTTCTTTTTCAGGGATGCGTATGCCAGCAAACTCTTTTCCTTGGTCGATTGTAGCTGCTACATTCTCCCAAAATTCGTCATTTTGGGCTTTCATCTCTGCTTGTTGTCTTTTTTGGTTGACTACAATCTGCTCTCTTTCTTTATTTTGAATAACTGCCAATTGTTTTTGAGCAACTATTGCTTTGTCATAAAGTTTTCCAGAGTCCTCGTAGTCTTCCAGCATATCTTTAATGAACTCATCGTCGTGGCCTTTACTTTTAAAGTATTCGGCTACAAATGTTTTTTGAGTTCTAGTATCCTCTTTTTCAATTTCAAATTGACCATAGTCTTTGCTAGGATTGTATGCTTCAAAGAATTTTTCAGAATCTCCTCCAGCCATTACATAATCTAAATGCTTTTGTACTAGTGGAAACTGTTGAAACAATTCATTGATTTGATCCTCTGCAATATTCTGAGCAATATCTTTAGTAAATTCTATTAGACCCTCCTCAGTATCAGCATAGTCATTTTCAAGTTCATACCCCAATGCCTTTGCAATGGAGTCTGCTACAGACCCAGCTTCTTCTGAATCTTCGTCATCAACGTCTTCATCGTCTTCTTGGTCTTCTTTAGCATACTTACTAGACTGGAGCTCTTCATCGTCTTCATCGTTATCGTCTCTTCTACTTTTTCTGCCTGAGGGCTCGGATTCTGAATCGTCTGACTCATCTTCGTCTTCTTCTGGTTCTTCTTCATTTTCTAATTCGTCTTTAGGTTTTGTCTCTTGTTCATCAAGAGTGTTGAGACCATCACCAATAAAATCGTCGAAGGTGATGTCTGCAATGTTCAATTTTTGTTCTTTGGTTGCCATATTTACAAAGGTATTGGTTTACTTATAGTTAAAAAGTATAAATTTATCTTTTATACTTAGCTTTATTGTATAGCACTCTGTTCTTTAGCCCCCCTATAAAGTACCTCTTTCTGGAGTCTTCTGGGAGCCCAGATTTCCATTCGTACATAGCTGTTTCTGCAGTAGTGCTTATTCCTCCCGTTTCTTTTTTCTTAGACTTATTTCTAGCTTTCTTTTTGACTATTGTAGGGGTTACTTCTATTGGGTTACTTATAACAGTTCCAAACTCTGGGTCAAAAGTATAGCTAATAGGTTTTTCTTTTGGTTGCTGTGCAATTGTCGGCTCCTCCTCTACCACAGGCATGGGGGTTTCTTGGTTTTTAAATCTACTTAAAAATTTAGAATCTCTATTAAATCTAGAGTCTACATAAATTGCAGTATCCCCTTTAGGAAATGTGTTCTCTAAGCACTCAATTGCTTCTCCCTGAGCATTAGTGCATCCGTAGCTTAAGTATCTCATGCTACTATTTTTTTTGTAAGCAGCATTTCGTCTGTTGAATTCTGCGGGCTCTGAGTGACCTTCATACTCACTAGACTTTGGCGTTGCCCCATAGGTTATATGTATAGCCGTGTCATTAGCCTCAGGAGCAGATTGTCCAAATGCAGGTATAGGATTAAGACTATATCCAGGCCAACCGTAAAGATTAGATTCTGGACTCATCATATAGATACCTGTTGGGGTAGATCTAGCCGCTGCATTAGTTTCTAAGTCATCTAATGACCCTACATTTTTGTTTACATCTGTCTTTGGGTTTCTACCAGCTTGCCCAGTTAGTACCGGAAATGTTCTAGCAATTTTACCATCTTTAACTATGTTTAAGGTATTCGTACCCTTATCAACTATAGTCCCTGATTCAAGAGTTCGTGTATCTTCCTCCTCTAACCCTGCAGTTTGATACTTACGTATTCCCCCATTATTTCTTCTCATCAATCCAAGCTCACTAGTCATGTCATAAAACTTACTATAAGAGCTAGGATCTGTCATTGGTTTAAACTCTTCTCCAGATATTTCGTACCTATCATAAGCATTATCTCCAATGTATTCTCCTGAAACTATACTAGGGACTTGAACTTCTCCTTTATCTGTGCCGTATGAATACTTGTATTCAGTAGCCCCAGTATTCATCAACTGAGGTCTATCAGGATCGGGGAGAATATACCCATTAGCTGTAGGTTGATTGTACTCAGGAACTAAATAAGGGTTTTGCTCTTTAAGAGGTAGGTCAAAAGGCATTTCTTTTGGACCTCCTTTCTGCATTCTAGCAGGAGATTCAATCACTGTTCCTTCGTAAGGCCCAGTAGGAAGATTGGCTATTCCAGGAGGGACAGCTTTATAAGACTCTACTAAGTTACCTTGCTTATCAACTTTATCTATGTTGATAGGAACTTTCATCCCCATAGTATTAAAGCTTTGTCCAGGTTGGACATTAGGGAAGACCATAGATTGGTCTGTTTGCCCTTGTTCGTGATACGGGCGTAATCCTTGCCCTTGTTCTTCTGGAGTTTGAGCAACCTGCATTTGAGGCTGAGAGGCTTCTTGCTGTTGTTGTACATATTCTTGTACAAGATCTCTACCCTGGTCGTAGGCACGAAATGCTTCTACTATACTACCAGGATAACCTGAAGTTTTAGCTCGAGCTAGTATGTCTTTCCTTATAGCATTGTCCATTAAGACAAGAACTTAAGTTTATATTTAGCAGAGTTGAGAGTTGACTTAATATTATCTAGGTCGTTAACGATCTCAGAGAATTCACATCCATCTTGAACTCTGTTAATTTTAGCATGAAGCTCTTCTATGTAGCTAATGGCTTCTTTAACAGTAAACATTGCTGGGGCACATACACTTGGGGGCATATCTACAGGGTACTTTGGGATTTCCCCAGTTGCCCCTTGATAGCCTTCTGCAATAGTATCTGCATGATCTGGTAATGCATCGTATAATTCATTAAGGGCTTTGTGGGCTGCAAATGAGCCTGGGCCTATGATGGTTAAGTGAAGCACGTGGAATTTAAGTGCTGCGTCCATTAACTCTACAACCAATCCTGGAATAGAGTTTTTCTTTTCTTTTACTTTATCTAAATAGCCCATTACTCAATCATATTATTATTTTGTTCCTGCTGTCTAATTTGATAGTCTTGTTCTCCTTGCTGAGCTTTAAGTCCAAGCTCTTGCTCCTTTAAAGATATCTCTCTTTGCTTAATTTCAAAGTCATTGAGCATTTTCTCTAAAGTTGCATTGGATTTTTTATCATTGGACTCAGCTGCAATAAGAGCAGTTTCAACTTGAACCTGTCTATCCTTTTCTTTATCCAATGCCTGCATTTGAAGCTCTTGCTGTTTAAACTGCATTTCTTGCTGAGCTTGTTCTTGTTGAGCTTGCTCTTGAGCTTTTCTCAACTCCTCAGCCTGCTTCTCAGCTTGTTGAATTTTATCTTTAATTTGAGCAAGGCTATCACTTTCGTAGATAGCAATAGCAGCAGAAAGTGGGAGACCGTTTTGAACAGCAGCTTGTGCAAGTCCTTCAATCTTTTGTCTTTTTTCTGCATCTTTACCTGCATCAGAAACAAATACTCCGTATTCTGCCTCCATGTGTGTAAGTGGATCAACATCAAGTTCATCCATAGTACCATCAGGCATTACGTACATAGCCTTCTTTCCATTGAGCCAAGCCTCTTTTGAGTAATCCAAAAGTCCTTGCAACTCTCTTCTTTCGTAGTGAGCAAATTTTCTAAAGATATCCTCTGTAATGTGAGAAGACTGCACAATGCTCTGCTGCGACGTGGCTTTTCCTTCATAAGAACTCATTTGGCCCTGTCTCTGCCTAGTCACTCCACTCACCTTCTCCCATTCGATCATTATTGATTCAAGCAGGGTAAGGTATTGAGATATTGTCTTAATAGACATATCTAATACTGACTGATGCTGGGGTGATAGTTGAATTCCTTCTTTGTTATAATCCACCCAAGCTATACCTGTACCCTCTACAAAATACATAAACTTATCCATGTCCCAGTTTTTAGGGATCATGTTAATGTCGAACTGAGCAATAATGTCCTTGCTTCGTGCAATAGCTAGTTCAAGACGGTATTTGTAAATATTGTAATTGAGCTGATAAGCTATTCCTAAGCTTACCAAAGAAATACTCTGAGAGTTAATATCTGAGTATTTTCTTCCATTGATTGGAAGTTTACATCTTGAAGGGTTATCTAGACTGTTACGTTGGTTCTTGTATGGTCTCATATTGACAAAGAATCTTCTGTCAATTCTGGTTCCTTCCCACACTTCGTTTACCCACTCCCACTCCATTTTAGCCCCAAGTTCTTTGAGCTCTTGAGGTAATTTATACCCCTCTTCTACATCGAACATTTCAGTATTCCCCGTATTTGGATCGTCATAACTAACAAATCCAATACGTTTTCTACTTTTCCAGTAAACTGTTATTATCTCAATTAACCTATTACGGTATACGTTATCATCTGCTCCACTAGCTTCGGCTCTATATAAAAGGTAAGCTTCAGCTGAAGTGTGAGTTGGGGATTCTAACTCAAGAACCTGTTCATCAGATAGGTATTCCCCAAATATGTCAATGATGGTAGATGCGTGAGAATATTTTCTAATGATGGCCCAATCGGCATCCTCAACAAAATCGATATCAGGATCTTTGTCATAATCAATATCTAATGGATTAACTACTTCATAAAATACCTCATCTCGTCTTACCCCTTTATGTGAATAGCACTCCCCTGTAACCAGGAAGTGGAAAAATAGCTTTTGAAACTTATCATAAACTTCATTGTAGTACATGATATAGTTTATGGCCGCTTGACCTACAATTGCTCTATGGTCTACATAACTTCTTTGAAATTCATCTGCAACCTGCTTTGGAAGAGGCGGCTCTTCTTGAGCATTTTCATCTAGCTGTCCTGCTTTTGCAAGCTCACTCAAGAATCTAGCTTTAACATTCATCAGTAGAATATTCTTTAAAGCTTCTTCTTTGATACTAATTGCATCAGCATTTTGCACAGTAACTGTGTACTCGAGAGGACGTTTAGACTTCTCCCCAAGCAACAGATCGATGATCGGCTTAATGATCGGGTAGTTACGGAGCTTCGAAGGAAAGTGGCTTCGGGTTTTGCCATAAGGTTTAAGGACATAGTTGTAGTCCTCCTCGTCGATTACCCCGTTATAGTAATCATACAGAGACTTTAAGTAACTGCGTCTCTCACTAATACCAAACTTAGACAGGTTGATAAAGGCATTGACACAGTCTTCTTTCCACTTGTCATCTTTCTGAGAGAAGGGAATTCGTTGCTTGGGGATTGTAGCTTGTCCGAACATTAATACAAAAGTAGGTTTGTTTTACAGCGGGTCTTTAAAATAAGTGGATTTGTTTAATCCTTTATTATATCACACTCTTACTTATACATCTTATCGAACCAGTCGTTGCTTGAGTTATCAGAATCATTGAAGCTTAACTCCTTGTTATACAGCTCTCTAGTGTGGTACATTCCCACCATCAGTGCCATAACACGGTCAAAGTTACCCTTCCTGTTAAACTTGATTAACTCTTGCAACAATGCAAGGTCGTAAATCTTTTGCAAGTTAAGGGTAATATTGCCTTCTTCGTCAGCTCCTCTCCCAGAAATTAACCAGTCCCTTATATAAAGTTCTCCCTGAGACTTTCTCTGCTCGGTCATGTGCATACCAAACTGACGTTTAACATTTTTACTTCGTAGCTCTTTCTTATCTAGCATTTCGAATTCCTCTTGCAAAAGATGCATTTTACGGAATCTCTTAGCATAAGCTATGACTTCTCCTCGGTCATTCTCGAATCCTATTTTAGCATTATAGTATTCTGCTAGCATAAATAGAGTTCGATTGTATTCATCCTGAGTTTGTGGACGACCAACGTAAGATGCAACTATTATATCATCTGGTTTTGACATGTTATTGGGAACTTTGATAACATAAGCTGCCCCAAGAGAACTGGAGCTCTCAGCTTTCCCTTGTGCATACGGGTCATGGCAGATGATATACATGTTCTTTGGTGTTACCTCCTCTACCTCTGTTTTAAATGGAGGCTCGTACAATACTACAGCTCCAGTTAAATTATCATCCTTTCTGTGAGGAAACTTAGA